AAAAGCAAGAGTGTGTTATAATCTAGTTACGAACCAAAAAGATATAACCACTCTTTTTAGCCCCATATAGTGATACGGCGAATATCACTGTTGGGGTATTTTTTTTATTTCTTTATTATTTTTTTAGCTTTATTTTCAAGCTTTTTCTTTTCTTTCTTTAATATTTTTATACTTTTTTCAGGTGTAGGAAGTTCTTCAGGAACTGTTTCACTTATTTCTTCCATTGTTTCTCTAACTTTTTTACCGATATTAAAATGAGTTTTGTCAGCTAGAATTTGTCCTACTATGTCTCCTTTTTTTAATCTTTCTTCTGTTTGTGTTATTCTAAAGAGATTAGCAGCTAATTCAGTTGACCCCATATTATCTAAAATATCTTCATTTTTACCTAATTTCTTTCTTTTCTTTATATCAGCAGCAGTTTCTCCTCCATATAATCCCATATATCCTGCATTATTAAATCTTCCATAATTCTCAACTCCACAATCTTTAGCAGCTTTAAAAAGTTTTTTGTTAAATCCAGTAACATCATCTCTCAGAACTAATCTTCTTTCATCTTCAGATAGTTCGTTGAATTGTTTCTCAGATAACTCTTGTTTTCTTGTTTGAATAGCAAAATACTGTTGCCCTAGGGCTATCATTTTTTTTCTTGGATCTCCATTTTGAACTATTAAATAGCAGGCATATCTCGTTAACATAAAATCATTAATAACTTTAGAAGTTATCCCAGCTTCAACGATTTTGCCGACGTCGGCAAAATGGTCTGACAACACAATATCTGTACTTTCCATTGAATTTTTAGCTTTATTTATAACTTTAATAAAATTTCCCCATTTACTATAGCCTAAAGCAGTCATCAATTCTCTAGCATACCAATACTCTACTCCATCTTCTGTAATATGCTTTAAATCTTCAAAAGTTTTTTGATTGTATAATTCTAGTTCTTCCATTTACTCACCTCTCCTTAAAAATGTATGTAGTTTATTTTTTTAGCCTCTGCAGTGATACTACGAATATCACTGCTGGGGTATTTTTTATCGCTATAGTTTTCTAATCGATACTATCTCATAATTATCTACAACATTAACTGGGTATTCCCATACTCTCATTTCTACAAAGTAAGTATCCCCCTCAAAATCTATTTCTCCTTCTAAAGTATGTTCAATTTCTTCTCCCATTGAATCATCACTTTTTTCATCATAGGTTTGGGAATCCACTATTTCAAGTAATTTTGGATCTATCTCTATGTCTATTTCTTCCTCATCTCCATCTTCATTTTCAACCCTAATAGTTCCCACAATTACTGGAACCTTATCTCTAATATCACCATCATAGTTTTCATCTTCATAATCTTCATCATATCTATTCATAATTTTCTCCCTCATTGTCGTCTGTGTCATTTGCAGTGTCCCTTAATATTTTTGGGATCTGATTCAATACGAAATATGATATTTTTAAACCGTCTACTAGCTCAATACACTCTTGTTGAGTCAGTCTAGAGTTTTTCATTAGTCTTAAAAAGGCTTTTAACTCTATCAAAAATCTTTTTCTTGAGGTTGAGTTATTGTTATATACAGGATACTTGAAAGCATATAGTAAAAGCCAAAAATTATTAAACTGATTTCTTAGATATATAACATAATCATCCCCTTTTTTTTCTACATTATTTTCAAAATAATTGCTAGCTTCTTCATATGAAATTAATCTCTCAGTAAAAGGGTCTTTATTTGGAGTAAGTAATAAAATTATAAATACCAACATATCCAAATCTATATTCAGACAAAAAGTACCATATAAAATACTAAATTCTGGATTTAACTCACCTTTTTGGATTTTATCAAGATTGATACTGAAGTCTGGCCCATATTGAATCCCAAGCTTTTTAAATATATTCTCTATAACTTTTAACTCAGCAATTTTTTCTTTTTTTCTGTCATTTTCTTTTGCAAAATCTTCAAAGAGCATATAAGAAACTTTATCTATTACATCTTTATTCAGAAAAGCCTCTATACTAACATTAAAAGCATTTGCGAATACAGTTACTACAGAAAAAGGAATATTAGCGATTTTTCCTTCTTCGTATCTTTGAATGTTACTTGGATGCATATTAACTTCATCGGCTAACTTTTTACGGCTCCAGCCCTTTTCATTTCGCCAATACTTTATTATACCCCCAAAAAATTTTGGATTGGAAAAAAAATTTTCTAATAGAATCGCAGGGTTTACTTCTTTATCCTTGGACATAGCTTTACCTCCTATTGTTTTATATAAAAAAGTATATCATTTTTACTCTTAAAATGCAAATAAAATAAATTTTTTTAAATTTTAATAAATTTTATTTGACAAAATTTAAAAGCTATGGTAAATTATTTTTATCGTTTCACGAGTAAAAAATTTATTTTATTTTATTTTTTAATAATTTTAGGAGGTGAATTAAGGTGTCATATAATAAATTAAAAGGGTTATTGCGCGAGAAAGGTATATCTTACAATACGTTAGCCAATACAATTAATCTTTCTGTAGCTGGTCTGTCAAACAAAATAAACAGGAAAAAAGGATCTGATTTCACTATCGCCGAAGTTATCCGCATAAAAAATTACTTAAATCTCTTAAATGAAGACGTTTATTTAATTTTTTTTACCTGATTTATTGCATATAAAGAGTAATTTATATTAAAAAAATAATTTTTTATAAAAGAAAGGAGGGTGTAATGACAAAATTAGATTTTGAAATGGAAGTTAAAAAGGTCTTAAGAGAAAAAGGTATGACTCAAGTTGAACTAGCTAGAATGCTAGGAATAAAGCCTGCTTATTGCTCAGACATTATTCGTGGCAACAGAAATGGAGGAGAAACTAAAAAGAAAATGTTGAAGTTTCTTGGGATTAAAGAATGGTAAAAAGGAGTGTTTTTATGAATGAGTTAATAAAAATTGAAGTAAAAGACGGGCAACAATTAGTAAGCGGAAGAGAATTGCATGAGTTTTTAGAAATTGGCACAGAATTTAAAATATGGAGTTCAAGAATTATCGATAAGTATAATTTCATTGAAAATAAAGACTTTGTAAGGGTATATCAAAAATGTAATACCCTTGGAGGAGAGCAAGAAAAAGTGGACCTTTTATTTATATTATCAGTAGCAAAAGAGATTTCAATGGTAGCTAATACTGAAAAAGGAAAACTTGCTAGACAATATTTTATCAAGTGTGAAGAAGCTTGGAATAGTCCAGAGATGATATTAGCAAGAGCTAATCAAATTCAATCTCACATGATAGAAGATTATACAAAAAAGATTGAGTTACTTGAGAATAAAGTAAAAGAAGATAAACCAAAAGTAATTTTTGCCGATGCAGTAGCAACTTCTCAATCTTCGATATTGATTGGCGATCTAGCAAAATTGATTAAGCAGAACGGAGTCGATACAGGACAAAAGAGATTATTTGAATGGATGAGAGAAAACGAATTTTTAATTAAACAAAAAGGTGAAAGCTATAACATGCCAACTCAAAAATCAATGAACTTGGGACTGTTTGAAATAAAAGAAAGAACAGTGCTTAATCCTGATGGATCTATAAGAATAAGTAAAACCCCAAAGGTTACTGGTAAAGGGCAACAATATTTCATCAATGTGTTTTTAAGCGAATAAGAGGAGGACTAATTATGAACAAAAATTATGAAGATGAATTCGAAAACGAAGATCTAGAAAATGAAGAAGAGTTAGAAAAAACAGGGATGGAAAATGACGACAGAACAGATGACGAGTACGCAAATGGATATCGTAGAGAAGGATATACTTGCGCAGACTGCATCTATAGTGACTGCGATGGAAATCAATTATGTAGCTTATTTGAACCTTGGTAATTGAAAGGATGGGTATGAAACAAAAATCAAGAAAATATAAAAGATACATAAGAAAACAAATAAAAAAACAGCTCCAAACTACTGTGAATAGTTTAGAGCAAAAAATAAGTGGAACAATAGGTACTAATTTATAGAAGATATTCGGTAATAAGTAAGGAGGATAAATGAAATTTTTTATAAAAAGTATAGTTATACCTTGTATTACTTCATTAATATCATTTTATTTGATAACAAAAATTATAAGCTAAAAAAGATTATAAGTTTTAGTTATCCAGTAAGTTAATAGAGTAGTAATAACTGAAACAATTATAGGGCAGAAAATGTTTTGAAGAATTGATTTAAAAAAATCTTGCCTAAATTCTTTTCTTTTATTAATTGATTCACGAATATAATTTTGGATAAATGCTTTACCTAGATCTGTTAAGTAATATATTTCAAGTTTATTTGCATATGAACATCCATGTTCATCCTTTACGTGTTCATATATAGATTTTATGTAACTTGTATTCTCAATAGGGATTTTTAATCCAAATTGTAAATTTTTATATTCAGGTTCTTCTAAATAACTTATTCTAAAAGAAGTAGAAAATTTACTTTCAGGAAAAGCATTTAAAATACTATCCTTTGATACTTTGCCGAATTTATTAATAAACTTAAGAATTTCAATATCAATTTCTTCTAACATAATAAAATACCTCCAAATAATTTTCTTAAATTATATCACAAAAGAAAGGAAGGAAAAATGGAAGATTTATATTTTAAAAATCATGAAGCAAGATTAATATTCGGGCTGGTAGTATTAAGCCAAAAAATGCAAATGAACTTTTTAGGAATTGATTATAACCACTATTCTGATAAAAAGATAGCTGAAATCTGGTACTCAAATATCAAAGATGTTTTAGCAGTTAGTAAACATGAAATGAAAGATGCTGCATTAGAAAACTTGGATAAGCTTTATAAAGGAATGAAGCATTAAAGGAGTAAAAACATATGTATATTGAAAATAGAGAAAAAATAGAAAAAATATTAACAAATTTAGTTAAGGAAATGGAAAGACAAGGCATTATAGAAGTGGATAAAAAAGAAATTGAATCTAATTTTAAAAATGCTAGGGAGTATGAAATTGAGCAAATGTTGGAAAAGATAGTAAATGACTATGATTGTTATATAAAAAAGGGCTTTTAGAAGAAAAATAGGAGGATATTATGTTGCACTGCACAATTCTAAAAAAATACTGGGATAGAGAAGAACTTAAAGGCTTAAATTTTAATAGGGTTTTAAAAATAATAGAATTACTGGAAATATGGGAGGGGTCAAATGATAATTAAAGAAATGTATGCAAAAGCTACATTAAAAGATGTAATTAAGTATAAATTTAATTGGGTATTTAAATTATATCTTAGATATGTGGAGTTATACGATTTTGAAAATATTTTATAAAAAGGAAGTGAGAAAAAATGAATTTTGAAATTATGAAAGTTGGAATTTTTAAAGGGTCTAGTTATGTAATTACTCATACAGATGATGGCTTATATAATTGGTACTGTGGGTATGTAGAAGTACCAAAAAATCATATTTACTTCGAGCAATATTATGATGATATTAGTGATATAGATTGTCATGGTGGATTAACTTATAGCGGATATAGATTCAAAGATGGTGTTTATTATATAGGTTTTGATACAAATCATATTCATAGTGATCCTTGTAACAATTTAACATTCGTAGAAAATGAATGTTTGAACATAATAGAACAACTAATTAAACTAAACAATTGAAAGGAGGATTTATGGAAGAAAAGATGATGCTGACAATGCCAGAAACTGCTAAATTAACTGGAATAGGATTACAAAAGTTAAAAAAGATTGCTAGAGAATACTCAGATTTCCCTTACATAAAAATAGGGGTTAAACACTTAGTAATCAAAGAAAAACTCCCTGATTGGTTTATGAAGCATAAGGGAGAAGAGCTATGAAGAAACTAGCATTGGTAATAGCTAGCATATTGGCTGCATATAACAAAAGAAAAACATCTGAACCAGGCGACCAAACCAAATCAGATGTTTAAGAGAAAATATCTAGGTAATATTTCACCTAAATTATACATTAAATCTTATGAAAAAACAAGGGAGAAAAATATGAATATAACTGAATACAATTCTAAAAATGAAGGAAAGCAAGTTCTAGTTTTAAGAAAAGATGACATAAAAACATTAAATCACTTCGCTAGTATCGCAAAGTCTGGAGAACTTAAAGGACTGATAGTTGCTGGAAAGTATGTTGGATTTACTGATACATATAGACTAGCAACATTAAAAGATACCCATGAAGATTTACCTGGAACCAATACCGCTACTCCTCTCATGTATGATGTGCTGGATGTGTTGAAAAAAGCTAAATCTTTAGCAGTACTTAAAGATGGAAAACTTGCAATTCAAGTAGAGATGGAAGTAACTGAATATGAGCCCCTAAAAGATATAAAAGTCCCTAATATATCGAAGATAGTTGAAGACTTAGAGTATGAGAGTTATTCTAGGGCATATCCCGCTATTAATTTTACTGAAAACATAGCTTGGAAGATGTTAAAAACTCCAGCTGGACAAGAGCGTTACAAAAAATACTTTAAGTTTGAAAATGGAAAAGTAACTGTTGAAGCTTATCCAAATGAGGATTCTAAGTTAGTTTTAGAAATATTGGAGCTAGTGAATGATAGAACAAGTTTAGTAACCGATTTAGACTGTAAATACTTAGATTTATGGTTCAAATGGATTAAGGACTGTAAATTTAATATTGCTTTAGGAAAAAATAACAGAAGTGCTATTAAGTTTAGCATGGGCAACACAGATTACATAGTTATGCCACTGGCATTAAGAAGTTAAGAAGTTAAGGAGTTGATAGAGATGACTAAATTAGAAGAAGTGTTGGAATATGTAAGAAGTAATACTTTTGCAACAAATAAGGAAATTTCAGAAGATTTGAATATAAGCGAAGGTGTTGTTAGAACTTACTTAAATAGATTAAAAAATAAAGGTTATTTAGAAAAAATAGGTAAAGAATATAAAGTTTTAAAAGAGATGCCTGTTAATAAATCTAACTATAAACAAGAAATTATAAAAGAAATGTTGGAAGTTTACATGGATGACTTTAGAGAACTTAAAGTAATAAACGAGAAGGTAAGAATTGGAGAGCTTATTATCAGACTTGTGGATAAATTGTAGGTGATGGGAATGTTTTTAATAAATGGCGGTTACTTTGAACTGGTTTTAGAAGATGGAGATATTGCTGTTCTATCGAACATTGTGACAGGTGAGTCTCTAACTATGAATATTAAGGAACTTTGGAATTATGCTGTGTGAAGGAGGTGTTCAGTATGCTGGTAAATAATAAAAAGTCTGTTGCGACTACCACATCATCAACAGACCATCAACCAAATTTTGATTATATATTACAACAAATTAATAAAAATTGCAAATAGGAGGATATGAAAATGTTAAAAATAGAATTTACTGGAAGTGTGGAAGAAGTTAGCAAAGAACTATTAGATTTTGTAAGAGGAAACTATATAAATCTAGCTGAAAATATAGCTCTCCCAAAATCAGATACAGAAAAAGCAATATCTAAGGCAATAGAAAAAGCTACCACTAAAGTAGATGAGAAAAAAGAATCTGTTAAAAAGGTAGAAGAAGCTCCAACTCAAAAACTACCTATAGCACCAGCTAAAAAAGAAGAAGCACCTGTAGTTGTAGCAACTCCTTTACCAACTAAGACTGCAGAGTATACTGCAGATGATTTACAGAGAATAGCAGCTGCTTGGGTAGCGAAAGACATTGAAAATAACAGAAAAGCTATGAAAGATTTGTTAGCTAAGTTTGGAGTCAAGGCTATAACTGTTCTACCTCAAGAAAGTTATGGATCTTTTGTTCAAGAACTTAAAAATTTAGGAGTTGATATTTAATGGCACATGCACTATTAGGACCTTCTAGTGCATCAAGGTGGATGGCTTGTCCACCTTCTGTAAGACTCTGTGAGCAATTTGAAGATGTAGAGAGTGAATATGCAAAAGAAGGAAGCCTAGCACATGAAATAGCAGAGTTAAAAGTGAAAAAGTTAATAGATCCTGGTTTAACTTCAAGAAAGTTTACTTCAGCTATGAAGAAGCTAAAAGAAAAAGAGTTGTACCAGGAAGAAATGCAAGGTTACACAGATGAGTATATAGAGTTTATACAAGAACAGATGTACAGCTATGAAACTACTCCACATATTTCAGTGGAACAAAAAGTAGATTTCTCACAATATGTTCCTGGTGGGTTTGGTACAGCTGACTGTATCTTAATCTCTAATGACACTTTACACATCATAGATTTTAAGTATGGAAAAGGTGTTCCTGTAAGTGTTGAAAATAATGCTCAGTTACTTCTGTATGCATTAGGGGCTTATCTCGCTTACGAAATGATATTTCCTATAGAGCACATTAAAATGTCAATCGTACAGCCAAGATTAACAGGTATAGACACTTGGGAATGTAGTCTTGATTACTTACTAACCTTTGCTAAGAAAGCTCAGGAAAAGGCTGTAATGGCTTTAAATGGTGAGGGCGATTTTAACTGTGGAGAACATTGTAAATTCTGTAAAGCTAAATCTATCTGTAAAGAAAGAGCTAATACTAATTTAGAACTTGCTAAGTACGAGTTTAAAGCTGCAGACCAATTATCTTTAGAAGAAATTGGAGAAATTCTGCAGAAGGCTCAAGACTTAGCTAAATGGGCAGAAGATTTAAAAGAGTATGCATTAGCAGAAAGTTTAAAAGGAAATATCGTTCCTGGTTGGAAGGCTGTTAATGGTAGAGGTAGTAGAAGCTTTACAAACACAGATGATGCTATAAAAGTACTCAAAGAAAATGGAATCGCAGAAGAACTGCTGTATGAAAGAAAGTACTTAACATTAGCTCAGATGGAAAAAGTAATAGGTAAAAAAGATTTTAATAATCTAGTTGGAAATTTAATAGTTATGAATGTAGGGAAGCCAACTCTTGTAGATGCATCTGATAAAAGAGAAGCGATAACAAACAAGATAAAGGCAGAAAATGAATTTAGTGTAGTTGATGATATTAATAATTTATAAAAGGAGAAGTGATATTAATGGCAAATGATACTAGAGTGATGACAGGGAAAGTAAGATTAAGTTATGTGCATTTATTTAAACCTTATGCAGCAGAAAAAGGGCAAGAAGAAAAGTACAGTTGTACAATTCTAGTTCCAAAAACTGATGTACAAACTAAGATGAAACTTGATGCTGCAATAAATGCTGCGATAGAAAAAGGGATTAGCAGTGTGTGGAATGGAGTTAAACCTCCAAAACCAACTATCCCAATATATGATGGAGATGGAGTAAGACCATCAGATGGTCAAGAGTTTGGACCTGAATGTAAAGGTCATTGGGTGTTTACAGCAAGTGCAAAAATAGACTATCAACCAGGAATAGTAGACTCGAAGCTACAACCAATTTTAAATCAATCAGAAGTTTATTCAGGGATATATGCAAGAGTGTCAATAAACTTTTTCCCTTACAATGTGAGTGGTAAGAAAGGAATAGGTTGCGGACTTGGTAATGTACAAAAGTTAATGGATGGAGAGCCTCTATCAGCTGTAGGAATTAAGGCAGAAAATGAATTTGATGAGGTTGAAATAGATCCAGTTACTGGAGAACCAATTCTATAAAAAAACTTATAAGAAGGGCAGTTTTAATACTGCCTTTCAATTTCAAAAAAGGAGCGATTATGAGAACTTTAAATATAGATATAGAAACATTTAGCTCTGTAGACATTGGTAAGTCAGGTGCATATAAATATGCAATGAGTGATGATTTTCAGATACTTTTATTCGCTTATTCGATTGATGGACAAGATGTAAAAATAGTAGACCTTGCACAAGGTGAAGCTATTCCTGAAGAAGTATTAGCCCTTTTAAAAGATGAGTCTTGTATTAAGTACGCATACAATGCTGTCTTTGAATGGTGGTGTCTGAACATGGCTGGAATAGAAACTCCTTTGGAACAATGGCATTGTACTATGGTGCATGGTCTTTATTGTGGATATACTGCTGGTCTTGCTGCAATAGGTAATGCAATGGGTTTACCACAAGATAAGAAAAAATTAACTACTGGTAGTGCTTTAATAAGATACTTCTGCATACCTTGTAACCCTACTAAGAGCAATGGGAATAGGACTAGAAACTTGCCTCAACATGCTCCAGAAAAATGGGAGCTATTTAAAGAATACTGTATACAAGACGTAGTTACAGAAATGGAGATAGGCAGAAGATTAAGTGCTTTTCCTGTCCCTGACAGGGAATGGAAACTTTGGATATTGGATACTTTTATGAATGCCTATGGTGTAAGAGTTGATAGTGAGTTAGTGAATGGTGCTCTGTATATAGACGCATTATCCAGGGCTAATTTACTAGAAGAAGCAAGAGAGATAACAAAGTTAGACAATCCCAATTCTACGAGTCAATTACTAAATTGGTTAGAAGAAGCAGGAGAAGAAGTTGAGAATTTGCAAAAAGCTACAGTTGAAAAAATGGTAGATACTTTAGAAGATGGAAAAGCTAAAAGAGTGTTAGAAATAAGACAAGAGCTTTCTAAGACATCTGTTAAGAAATATAAAGCTATGGACGAAGCTATGTGTAAGGATGAAAGAGTTAGAGGTCTCTTACAATTTTATGGAGCTAACAGAACTGGTAGATACGCAGGAAGATTAGTTCAAGTACAGAACTTGCCTCGTAACTATATAGAAACTTTAGATGTAGCTAGAGATGTTAT